CCTGGACCACCGAGCGCCGGCTTCCACTCCTTGACCTCATCAAAGTCGCGGCCCTGCCACTGGCGGGTACCGAGAACACCGATCGCGCGCCGTCCGACGAGCGCTTGCGCGATCAGCTCGACGGGCGCGTTCGGGTTGGCCTGAAAAAATACGCCGTCCAAGCCGAGGACGGACATCTGCGAGAAGAAGATCCGTAGCGCGATGGGTGAATCTGGTGAGATTGTGAAGTTGCCGCTGATCGGTCGGTCCACGAACGGACCCGACTCGATCTTCGCCTTCCACTTGATCATATCTTTCGTCTGGTCGTTCGTCTTGGTCGCCGTCGCCTCGACGATCATGAGGGGAAACTCACCCTCGAGCGACGTCGTCGCGTGCTTGTGAAGATCGGCCCAGTTGGTGTCAGCCACGTGCTAGCTCCTGACTTGTCGGGTACACCGCGGCCAGCATAGCCGAGATGTTGGGGTTATCGATGATATCGGGTAGGCGTCCCTGGACGCGCTCGCCGGTGACGTAGGCGTCGTTGATACCCTCACCAACCAGCATGCGTTTGAACTTGACTTGCTGGTCACCGTCGGGACGCATCTCGGTGAACAGGTAGCCGCAGATGTCGACCCAATATGGCATTGTGTCACGGATCTGGCCCTGCATGAACGGACGCCACTTGCCGTCTTTCATCGCTGTCTCAGCGTTGAACGTCACGACGCGCAGTGGGTTGGCCTGGAACAGCAGGTCACGAAAGCCGCGGATTAGCGCGTCCATGCTGTCGAGCAGCATGCCCCACTGTTGGATCTGCATCGGTCCGGTTCCCTTGATGTTGGCTTTGCAGCGCCGCTGAGACTCCGTCACCGAGTCGACGGTTAGAGAGACGAAGTCCCACTTAGACTGCGTCAGGTGCATGTACGTCTGGCTGAGTACCTGCCACGAGTCAACGTGAACGCGAATCACGTCCCACGTATCGTCCCACCGCGGGACGACGTCCTTCAGCGGATCCCACAGCTTCTTGCGCAGCGGTATCCCCGACTTGTAACCCATCTCTTCAATGAAGCTCCAGCTGCCCTCCGCATCTAACACGAGATGGGGCGTTGGCGCGGTACTGGACAGCGTCGACTTTCCCGCCTTAGATGCTGAGTGAAACAGTTGAGACAGGACACGTTGCCGCTCAATTACTCTCTCCACTTTCCTCCTTGTCGTCGTAGTACGCCAGCGGGTCGCCGGCGACGTAGTGCTCCTCTATCGCGGCCTCGACGCGGCTGCCGTCGTCGAACATCCGACAGATCTTGAAGAATTCACACTTCCAGGTGCAGTCGCGCGACGGCCGCGGCGGTACGACCGCCTGATGCATCTCGGGCCTATCGTTTATCAGTTGCGTCGCGTCGTTGAGCCGGTCGATTATGCCAATCAGCTGTGCTGTGTAATTGATCAGCTCGTAGCGGTTGTGGTCAATCGGGACCCGCGCGTAGTATGGCGGCTTTGAGGCGCGGGTACGCTTGACCTTGCGCAGCATGTTGTAGAGCGCTCCCTCGGCGCGCGGCTGTCCTGGCTCGGTCAGCAGGTCGTCGATGACGTGATAGTGACGCATCTGCTGGTTGAGTCCAAGCACCGGGTCATGAAGCGAGCCGACCGACTTGTGGTCGATGAACTTAACCGCGCCGGTCAGCGCGTTGCGCACGCGCGCGTCGAGCTTGGCGATCAGCTTGACCGGGTTGGGCCACTCCCTCTTGGACGCGGTCTCCTCGTTGCAGAACTCGGCCTCGACCCGCTGCTCGACCGAGATCACCTCTAGGTTCTGGTCAGCGCCGGTCTCCGCGAGCCACTCAACGTAGCCCTCTATCATTGCGTATTCCAGGTCGAACGCCTTGAGTAGCTTGTCGTACTCCTCGTTAAGTCGCGACGTCTCGGACTCGCCGTGTTCGGAGAACTGTGCCGCCGAGAGCTGCGTGTCGAATTCACGCTGGTCGGCACGTTGCGCGTATCCCAGCATCCGCAGGGCATCCGCTGTCGCGCCGTTCGGCGAGTACAACGCCGCCAGAGCGACGTGGATTCGTGTGCCGGTTGAGGCTGCACTGGTAACCGCGCGCCTACGCAATTTGAGGCCGCGGTACCAGGCCAGCCACCACTTGCGCGGGCAGTCTTTGAACGTCTGGACCTCAGAGTTCGACACGAGACGGACGCCGTCAACTACGGTCATTTAAACCTCGTTCTAAGACGCTTTCACCGGTACACGAACCAGTCTCATCGATGTGTTCAATGTTACGATGACCACATCGGCAAACGTTATCATACCACTTTGTGAACTTATCACAAAGACAAAGAAGAACTTCAATAGTGGTCACCTGTACACATCCTTAAACCACCAGGCTATGAATCCGACGGCCACGACGGTGGCACACGCGCAGCCGCAGAGCCAGCTTAGGACAAGCTTGACGACCTCCACCTACAGCACCCCCAGGTTTCCGGCGAGGATCTGCTGCTCCTCGGCGTCGAGCGCGCGGACGTCGACGCCGGCGGCGCGCAGCGTCTCGCGGTCACGCGTGATCTCTTCGAGCCGCTCGAGCCGCTGATACAGCCGGGTCAGCTGGACCTGCTCGGCGTCGGTGTCCGCGATGAAATCGACGTAGTTGAGCGAGTCGTGCTTCTCGGCGCCGATCCGGTTGATCCGGCCCTCGGTCTGCAGGTTGGCTAGCATTGACCATGACCGCTGGAGAAACGCGAGCGTGTCGGTAAACGTCATCGTCAGACCCTCGCCGCCGGCGCGAATTGTGAACAGCAGCACCTGGACGTCGCCCTTGACGGCCTGACGCAGCGCCGAGTCGCGCTCGAAGTCCCGCTGCCCACCAACGACCAGGCTGTACTTAATCCCGATCTTGTCGAGCCGGTGCGCCGCTAAATTGATCAGCTGGCGGTGCTCGGCGCAGACCGCGAGCTGGCGGTTGCCGTATTCGCCGATGAACTCCTCCAGCGCGTCGATCTTGGAGGACGGTTCACACATCTCGAACTTCGGCTTGCCGGTCTTCTCGTCGATCCCAATTTGCTTCATCGTGGCGCTGGAGAACTGCATCAGGCGCAGCTGCGTCTCCAGGTCGCTTGGTGCCACGAGGATGTTGCCGTCGGGCAGCTTAGTGACCAGCGCGTAGCCGTTCTCCTTGCCGTAGGCGATGTCGCTGTACGCCCTGCGCTGCTTGGGAGACAGCTCGACGTATCGCCGGCTGCGGACGACCGGCGGCAGCTGGTCGAGGACTAGCGCCTTGGGCATCCGACGAAATCGCGGCTCGATGACGTCGTAGAACTCCCGCCGAGTGTCAGGATTGAGCCCCGAGATCTCGATGCCGCCGTAGGTTCCCCACGACGTCAGCGCGTAGCGGTCGACGAACGTTGAGCGGACGGGATGCTCGTCCGGTGCCAGGAAGTGCATGATTGACCACAGGTCGTCAACCGCGTCACCAATCGGTGTGCCGGTCAGCGCGAACCGGCGCTCAACGTGCGGCATGTGACCGACGGCCCAGGCGGCGCGCGTCTGCTTCGACGCGGGATCCTTGATCCGGTGCGCCTCGTCAAGGACGACGGTCTTGAACTTGATCCAGTTGAGCTCACCGAGGTGGACCTCACAGCGTGACGCCGGTACCTCGTGCTCACCGACGCCGCCACACTCACGGCACCGGCGCAGGCGGATCGAGCCGTACGGCGCTAGGCGCGAGTGGCTGCGTAGCGTGTCGTACGAAACCATCACAAGCGCGTTGCGGTCCTTCGACGCCGCGACCAGCTGCCTGTGCCGCTGGACGGCTCCGCCGCTAATCACGTACGTGTTGGCTAGCGGAAGCCACGTCTCGGCCTCGCGTGCCCAGTTGACCTTCAGGGACTTTGGACAGATGATAAGCGCCGGTAGACCGTTTCCCGTCACGCGCAGGACTGAGAACAGCTCCAGCGTCTGGACCGTCTTACCGAGCCCCGTATCGTCACCGAGTAGGCACGAACCGGCAACGGACATAAAGTCCACGCCGGCGCGCTGGAACGCGCGCAACAGGTCACGCTCGTCATAAGAGTGTGGTTTACTGAGACTGCGCAGCATTTGCGCCGGTTCTATCCGGTCGAGAAAGACACCGGTAGACCACTCGATGAGCGCGCTGCCGACGGTCAGCCGCTCCCTGAAGACGCCGCGCAGCTGCAGGCACGCGACCCATGTCAGCGGAACGTGCCACAGCTTGCGCTCGGTGTGCCATCGTGCGCCGGGAATGAGCTTGACTAGGTCACGCTCGTTCCACTCGGTCTGGACGAAGATCCGGTCTTCGATGACGTCAGCGTGCGGCATCGCGGTTCTCCTCGATGACGTCGAGGTTCGGCTTGCCGCGTCGGCCGTCCGCGCGGGTCGTCGCCCGGCGGCGGTACTCGCTCCAGTGACCGCACGGGCAGTCGACGCTGCAGAACTGGTGCGCGTCGATCTCCGGCTCTTCACCTATCGGTGTCGTCAACGTCGCTCCTCTCTCGTCGTTTTTCTATGGTTCTTATTATATACCGGTCAGCCGCGCAAACCTTACGGGTTGGAACGTCGCCATGCCGAGCAGGATGTGCCGACAGGCCGAGTTGCCGTGGTCGTCGCGTGACGGCGTCCACCAGTCAAGCTGCTTGAGCAGCTCGGTGGTGCCGATCTTCTTGGCCGGCGACGGTGCCTGGTAGACGCAGCGACAGTGAAGCTCCTCCGCGAGCGATCTCACGGCACCGGTGACCTCGCCGGCGGTCGGCTGGTGCGTCTTGCGCGCGTTCTGCGTAAACCGCTCGACGAGGATGAGGTGCGGCCGGTGACCGTTGAGCATCCGGCGGATCACCGCTGAAACCTTCGTTGAATCTTCAACCTCAGCGACGTCGACGTCACGTCCGCGCTTGGACGAGTCGTAGAAGTCCGGGTCCCACCAGACTGCAACGCCGGTCACGTTGCCAGGGTCCACACCGACGAGTATCATATACTCACACTCTCTGACTCTCTTACCGGACTGGTTACAGCATGTTCAAGCTGACGCCAGCGGTACCAGTTACGGGCGTAGACGAAGCTGTAAGCGATCGCTGTGGCGATGAAACCCCACTGTCGAGTGACGATCGCGTAAACAAACCAAATGATCTGTGCAGCGACACCGATCAGCCAACCGAGCTTGTTATGTCGACCGGCAAGCCACATTGCGGTGATTCCGATCGTGGCTAGAATCCAAGACCAGTACTGCATTAATCTTCACTCCACTCTTTCTTCTCTCCCCACCGCTGCCCCGTCGAGACGCTGGCCGTGATCGCGACGGGGAACATCGTCGTGTCGTTCATGATCTTTTGAATGGTGTGCACCGCGTCACGGACCAGGTCATTCGGCATGTCAAAGATGATTTCGTCATGGATGAACGCGATGATGTAGTCACCGAGACCGGCCGCGTCTAACTCGAGCGCCTTGAGCTTCAACAGCTTGGCGGCCCACCCCTGGATCTTGTAGTTGACCAGCGCGTACTCCTTGCCGCGCTCGGCGTAGTGACGCTGGCCGGTCAGCGAGCAGGTCGTGAACGCCAGTCCGCCCTCGTTGCGACCGTCGCGGATCGCCTGGTCGATGATGCCGCGCGCGTACGACTCGATGCCCGGGAACTTGAGGTTCAGCGACGTGTTGACATAGCGCATCTGCTCGACGGACACGCCGGCCGTGGCGGCCTGTTTGACCAGCCCGGCGCCGTAGATCCGGGCGTACATGCCGTTCTTAACCGGCTGCCGGCGCGGGTCCGCCTTGACCAGCGTCGGGTCGTCGTAGACCTGGCGCGCGATCGAGACGAAGAAGTCCTCGTCGGCCTGAAACGCCGCGATCAAGCCGGCG